TTTTAGTCATGACTAAACTCGTTACCGTAGGCGACTCGTCATCGCCCCGTACTACTATGACAGATCTTGTCATATAAAGTTCCCTACACCTCGTATACAGCGACAACTTGTTGCCAATCTACCTCATGCAACTCGCTATCATCATGGTACAGATGCTTAAACACACGCGCAGAACCATCACCAAACTCGACACATACCTTGTCAGTGAATGATACATCAGGAAACTTATGCACCCAGACTTCAGTGTCCATCTCATTACGATGCCACTCTCGTCTCATTAACTCTCGCTCAACACGAGGATCATCACCCCATTCCATTACTCACCTCTACTGTGGTCATACACCACATAACTCGCCATCATAATGAGACCAATCAGGGAACACCCAAGACCAATCATCATCCCTTGTATTGAAGCAGACTCGTCAATCAATCCAAGTCCACTGAACAACAGGAACATGCCAAGCATGCCCATCAACGCAAACACTACGCGCATCACTCGTCACCTCTTTGTTTTATTGAGACATAAAAAAAGGGGGCTTTCGCCCCCCGTCGATTAGGCCGCCTCAGACTTCTTGGCTTGTGCTATTGCTAGCAGTTCAAGCGCAACATCCTCAGCGTCCGCCCCCAAAATGTCAGCCAGTAATCCGGCTTTGTCGTGGGTATCCTTGTCCTTCAGTATTTCGATCAACTCCTTGAAGCTAACCGCACCTGAAGCCTTTTTCATATCCTCAGACTTCTGCACCTCTGTCGATGCGTCTGGCTGAGTCTTTGAACTTGGCTCTGTCTTTCCTTCATCACCTGCTCGAACAGCCTTGTATAGCTGAGACAGAGATCCAGACTTTTTAGCCTTGTCCTTAAGAACCTTCCGATTATCAGCAGTCTTGGCAAACTCCAACACTCCCTTAGTCTGGCTCTTATAGGTGCTAGCTGTTGACTCCTTAATGATTCCCGATTCTTTCCACACCTTGGCGCATTCAGTTAGAAACGCTTCGATGTTCATATCGTTGACCTTTGGGGACATATCCTCAACTGCAGTCATTAGTGACTCCACTTGTGAAGCCTTGGCTTGCGCCTCAGCAACAAACGAACATGCATATGCAACAGCGATATCATTGACCTTAGTCATGACTAAACTCCTTAAGTAACTATGTTAATAAACAAACACGCAGGGGCTACCTGCATAACCGTTAGACAAGCCTTGTCGAATAAAGTTCCAAACTATTTTCGCAAATAGGAATCATTCGCATTTAGAGTTTCTCTTCCTTGTCGTCTCTTTAGTCATGACTAAACAGATGCGCTTGTGTGTGACTCTTTAGTCATGACTAAACAGATGCCCCCTTGTGTCTCTTTTTATAGGTGTGGGGTCTTTCTCTTATGTCTGTCTAGTGGGTGCTAGTGGGTACTGCTTAGACACACACACTTCACCTGTATAGAAACGCTTCAATCTAAACAGGCCTACCCTGCCCTATCCCGCCGGAGGGGGGTGTAGTCCTCACGCGTATATACAGATCCTGCTTAGACACAAAAAAAGGTTAATTTAGAATTATAAAAAATAATAATAATTCATAGTATTATAATAGGTGTATACTATTAGACTATTTAGTTCTAAGTATCTTGTTTTTATAACTAAAAAGTGCCTCTGCGGAGTAATCAGCACTGCTGAGACCCGCTGAAGAAAAAAGAAATACTACAATCTGTACTGTTTGTACTAAAAGTACTTGACATTTTCTTAAAAGTATGCTACAATAATACCACTTAAAAGAAACGCAAGAGAAAATATTATACTCTTTATACAAATATCATACTCTTGAGATAATACGCAAGAGAATTATTATCTTTAAATTATAATTTCATTTGCGTTTCTTGTTGTGTAACTACATAGAGTACAGGATGACTGAGAATACTCAACCTAAAAAGCGTGGAAGACCCCGTAAGGAACTTGTTGAGTCCAAAAAGGATGGCAACAGAGGTAAACGAGGTCGTCCTCCCGGCGATGCCGCTATCATCAATGAGTATAAAGCTCGTATGTTAGCATCACCAAAGTCTCAAAAGGTGTTGGATTCAATTATGGATGCCGCACTAAACGATGAGCATAAGAATCAAGCGGCGGCGTGGAAGATATTGATGGATCGTATGTTGCCTGTAAGTTATTTTGAGAAAGACAAAAACAATATTGGGCGTTCTGCTGTGTCTATTACCATTAAAGGTGTAGGTGGCGAGACTATAATCACAAATGATGAGGATATCATTGATGTTACCCCCGAATCGGATTGAACAGATTAAAGAAGACCTTGTTCGTCATGAGGGATACGTCACTGAAATCTATTTATGCTCTGAAGGCTACCCTACGTTTGGTATTGGTCACCTTGTATGCGCTGACGACATGGAGTATACATGGCCTGTTGGGACACCAGTGACAGACGAACGTATCCTTCAAGTATTTCATGATGATTGTCAAGAAGCAGTCGAAGAAGCAGAGCAAGTGGTTGATGATTTATATGCTCACCCTAGCGATGTGATTCGTGTGTTGGTTAACATGGTGTTTAACTTAGGTCGTCCACGGTTATCTAAGTTTAAGAATATGCTTGCGGCTGTCAATGCGAATGATTATCATTTAGCTGCAGAAGAAATGATTGACTCTAAGTGGTATCGCCAAGTAGGTCGCCGTAGTGAAGAACTTGTAGAGATAATGCGTGGAGCTTAATGTTGAGTTGCTTCCTTGGCAACAGGAAGTCTTTAACGATCCAACACGATTCAAGATTGTAGCGGCAGGGCGGCGTACTGGTAAGTCTCGTCTAGCCGCTTGGCAGTTGATTATCTATGGACTGCAAACAAACCGTGGTCATGTGTTTTATGTTGCGCCGACTCAGGGGCAGGCTCGTGACATTATGTGGTCTACTCTGTTAGAGTTAGCGCATCCTGTTATCAAGACATCCCACATTAACAACTTGCAAATCACTCTCATTAACGGTTGCACTATCTCACTGAAGGGTGCTGACAGACCAGAGACCATGCGAGGCGTATCCCTTAAGTTCCTTGTTATGGACGAATATGCGGATATGAAGCCTAGTGTGTGGGAACAAATCTTACGTCCTGCGCTTGCTGACCAAAAAGGTGAAGCCATGTTTATTGGTACGCCAATGGGTCGTAACCACTTCTATGATTTGTACTCGTATGCAGAGATAGGTGATGATCAATCGTATAAGGCGTGGCATTTTACATCGTATGATAATCCTCTCCTTGACCCTAAAGAGATTGACACTGCCAAAAAGTCAATGTCGAGCTATGCGTTCCGACAGGAATTCCTTGCAAGCTTTGAAGCAATGGGTTCTGAAATCTTTAAGGAAGACTGGATACAGTTTGACAAGGATGAGCCTGAAAGTGGAGATTTTTACATTGCGGTTGACCTTGCGGGTTTTGCTAATGTTGAAAGTGCTACAAAGTCTAAAAACAAAAAGCTTGACCAAACAGCTATCGCCATCGTCAAAGCCAACGAAAACGGATGGTGGATAGCAGACATTGTTCATGGTCGGTGGGACATCAAGAAAACGGCTAAAAAGATCTTTGATGCTGTTGAGCGTTACCGTCCTATCGCTGTAGGAATTGAACGTGGAGCGTTAAAGAACGCTGTGCTACCATACCTTACAGACATCATGAAATCATCTCAAAGATTTTTTAGAGTTGAAGAGTTGACACATGGAAATAAGAAAAAAACTGATCGTATTGTTTGGGCGTTGCAAGGACGTTTTGAACATGGGCAAATAACATTAAACAAAGGTGATTGGAACTCTCAGTTTATGGATGAGTTGTTTCAGTTTCCTAACCACCTTGTGCATGATGACTTAATTGATGCACTGGCATATATTGATCAACTTGCTAAAGTATCGTACTACTACGATTACGAAGAAGATGAATTTGAAATACTAGACCCCGTAGCAGGATATTAACATGCAATATGAAAACGTAGATGATCAAACAAACACGCTAGAAGGTTGGGTCATTAATAAATGCAATCAATGGCGTGATCATTATGATTCAAACTATTCTGAAAAGTTTGATGAATACTATAGACTATGGCGTGGTATCTGGGCTTCTGAAGACACAATGCGCTCTTCAGAGCGATCACGTATTATTTCCCCTGCGCTTCAACAAGCAGTAGAATCTGCTGTTGCGGAAGTAGAAGAAGCTACTTTTGGACGTGGCAAGTGGTTTGATATTAAAGATGACTATCAAGACCAACAAAAAGTTGACATTCAATTTTTACGTAATCAACTAGATGAAGACTTGCACTATGTTGCATCACGAAAAGCAATTGCTGAATGTATTTTAAATGCGGCTGTATTTGGCACAGGCATTGGTGAAATTATAGCAGAAGAAATAACAGAATTTAAACCTGCTACTCGTCCTGTAATGGATGGAGCAATGCAAGCAGTTGGAGTTGAAGAAGCACAACGCACAGTTTTTAAATTGCGTCCTGTGATGCCACAAAACTTTTTAATTGATCCAGTAGCTACATCTATTGACGAAGCTCTTGGTGTAGCTATTGATGAATTTGTTCCAATGCACCAAGTCATAAGGTTACAAGAGCAGGGTATTTATACTAATGTTTCAATAACTCAGGCTTCTCCTGATGTTGATCTTGAACCAGATCAAGACTTTACTATTTATAATGACGACAAAGTACGTTTAACAAAATACTATGGATTTGTTCCTCGTGAGTTGTTGTATGCAAATAATGAAGAAGTTGAATTATTAGCTGAAGAAGAAACCAGTGAATACGTAGAAGCTATTGTAGTAATTGCAAATAACGGAACATTACTAAAAGCTGATGAAAATCCTTATATGATGCAAGATCGCCCAATTGTAGCTTTTCCTTGGGATGTTGTACCTAGCCGTTTTTGGGGACGTGGTATTTGCGAAAAAGGGTACAACGCACAAAAAGCACTTGATACTGAACTGAGAGCACGAATTGACGCACTTGCGCTTACTGTACACCCTATGCTTGCTGTTGATGCTTCACGTCTTCCTCGTGGAAGCAAGTTGGAAGTTAGACCCGGCAAGGCCATCCTTACGAACGGCAATCCCTCAGAAATCTTACAGCCGTTTAGATTTGGAAGTCTTGACTCCAACACATTTAACCAAGCGGCTAATCTCCAACAAATGGTTCAAATGGCAACTGGAGCTATTGATGCGGCAGGCATTCCCGGAAGTATTAATGGAGAATCTACAGCCGCAGGTATTT